AACGCCAGTTCATTTACTAATGCACGATAATGATTTGCACCTGCACTAGCAGTTGGATATTCTTTTATAATAAGTGTTCCAGTTGTTTTCGCTTGTAGTTTAGTAATCTTATCACTAAACAGTTTTTTATTTAACATATGTAAATCTTCCATAGATATGTTAAGTAAGTTTGCATCTATTCTTTCAGCAATTCTTTCTTCAGCCATTTCCATGGTAATATACAATACATTTTTATTTTGTGCCAATGCACTTGCAGCTTGATGACACATGAATAATGTTTTACCAACACCAGTACCTGCCAATGCAACATTGAGAGTTTTAGTTGGTAAACCACCTTTAGTAACTTTATTGAAAAAATCTAAATCAAATGGTATTCTAGTTTCTTTCTTGTGGTAAAAATCAAATCGTTGGTCTATATCTGATAAGTAATCATGACCAACATTTTTATCAAACGAAACAGATAATGCGTCCCTTAATATTTCAGGTATAGCTTCTGGAGTGTGTTTCTTATCTTTACCATCTAATATTTGTATGCCGTCCATGACAGCATTATGAACAGCACGGTCTTTACAAAACTTTTCAGTTGTATTAACCAACCATTGTAAATCTACTTCTTCTTTATTAAGTGAAGATATTAATTCTACAACAGCTTTATATTCTGTTTCGTTTAAATCTTTACGTTTGCCTATATCAATTTGTAGAGTTTCTTTTGTAGGTCTTTTATTATACTGTGAGATAAACTTTTGTATTTCAGAAAAAACAATCTTTTCTGATCTATCAGTAAAGTATTCTTGTTTTAGAAAAGGTAAAACCTTTCTAGTATAATCTTCGTTATGTAATAAGTTTTTAAGAGTTGTCTTCTCTATTCTTTCCGCTGTTACCATCTTCCTTCTCTACTTCGATTGCTAATATATCACCAATGACATTTATAAAGTCACCAGAATCCGTGTTACATTTATTTGGATTCTCATGTACATTATATTCAAATTTAAGTCTTAATTTGTCACTATTTTTATCTTCAATAGGCGTAACTTTACCATAAGTATAAATTACATCTTTGTATGTACCGTCTTCTATTTTGAAACCCGTCATATCCATGTTTGGGTTTTCAACGTAATTATATTTCGGTATTGCCATAACTATACTCTTTTTTTGCTGCTTCGTCTATTTGTTCTAAAATATCTTCCGTAAAGTATTTTTCTGGTTCATTATAAATTGATTTTGCATATTGTTTTGAACCATCTGGTAATTCAATTCGTGTTGAAACTTGTTTAAAAATACCATACTTAACTGCTAAGTCAAGTAATCCATAGTATTTATCTAAACCAGTATCGTATCGTAATCTAACATCAACCATCATGTTTTCTTTTGATAGTCTAGATTTTTGAGTTTTACAATGTATGATGTTACCTACTACCTCACTACCATCTTTATCTTTTTTCTTCGACAAGTAAATAATAGTTGAGGCTGCATATTTAAGACCACTACCACCACCCATTTCTTTGGTTGGCATATATGCACCTACAACATCATAAGTATGATTAGTGATAACCATAGGTACTTTGGCACGACCTAGTTTTAAAGTTAATACTCTAAATGCAGCTTTTAAAACTTGAGCTCTAGTCATATCTCTAGTTTCTTTACCATCTGCTGTGTCTTCTACTTCTTTAGTGGTAGATAACATACCTAAACTATCTAATACTAATAATAAAGGTTTTCTATCTGCTTCATTTTGTTCAATGTATTTGTCTAATACTGTTAATGATTGTGTTCTAAATTCTTGTACAGTTGTTACTGGCATTATAATCATTCTTTCAGTATCAATACCACGATCTTCAATTAATTGTTTTGTTAATGCACTTTCACTTTCAAAATAAATAACACCGGCGTCAGGATTACTGTCTAAAAAATGTTTAACCATACCTAACACAAAAAATGTTTTACCTGTTGCACTCTCACCTGCCAATGCTGTAATTTTATTAGATGGTATGCCACCGTGAATACTACCTGATAACAAAGCATTAAAAATATGAGAACCTGTATTGATAAAGGTATCTACATCACCGGCCTCAACACCTTCACTCACTAAACTAGCATATTCGTTACCAGTTTCTTTTATTATTTGTTTTAAAAAATCAGGCATTTGTTTCTCCTTTTTGTTTTTCTTCATTTTCATATCTTGCAATAACATTATTTAATTTATCATACACACCGCCCACGGTTGCTAGTTCATCACCACTAAATGCACCTCTTTTAGAACAATTGTGTATTATACCTCTTATCATTTTGTAATCTTGTAATGTTAAGTTTTGTTCTTGTACTTTTTTCATTATGTCTTCCATTATATCACACTCCTTATAATTTGGCAAGGACTTTTTCATATATTGATTCAGCAATCGCTTTCATCATTAAAGGTGGTACCATTCTACCAATTCTTTCAGCCCTTTGATTCCATTTACCTGTTAATTTAAAGTCATCAGGTAATGACATTATTCTCTTTAGTTCACCTAAAGTTAATTTTCTTGGCTCATTCCAATGAAATGCACCTGCATTAGTTTGACCATTACCCATAGCAGTTAGTGTTGGCGCTGGTGCATGTTCCGACACTCTCTTTAAATTAAAATGATGACCTTTTGGGTGATAGTCACCACCTGTCAATACTTTGTCTGGATTTTTAGGCATTTTACTACCAGTATCTTTCCAGTAAGCAGTATTCAAAAATTTTTCTGTTAGTTCTTTTACTTCTTCAGAATTATACTCTAACCCTTCTAATGCTTCTTTCAAAGGTATAATTTTATCACTTGGTTCTGGAAATACATTTTGTATTGTCATAAAATTTAAACCAACCTTTTCTGTAATATCGTTTCTTATACCAATAAAAATAACTCTCGTTCTTGTTTGAGATACACCATAGTTTTTACTGTTCATTACTTGCGAACAAACATCATAACCTATCTTCTCAAACTCATTTAATATTTTATTGTAATATTCTTTTGCCTCACCAATTGTTAAACCAGCAACATTTTCTGCAACAATAACTTTTGGTTTTATCTCATTTGCCACTCGTAGAAACTCAAAGAATAAGTCTTCAATATTTTCTACCATCATGCCATCAGAATATGATTTAGTTTTACCCCAACCATCAGAATGTTTACCACCTGAAGAATGAGATAACTTGCCAGCCACACTAAATGCACTACATGGTGGTGAACCATCTAATATATCTATATCAGTTGTATTAGCAATATCTAAAAAATCTTTAGCAGATAATTTTTTTATGTCACCAGGTAATATTGGTGTATCTGGATAATTCTCTCTATATGTATTTTGTGCTTCTTCAACAAATTCATTTATACAAAGTATTTTACCACCTGCAAGTCTATAACCTGTAGATGAACCACCGCCACCGGCGAATGTAGAGATAACATTAAATCTTTCTCTTTTACTGGATTCTACAACATCTTTTAAATTATATATCATGCAAAATAATCCTCAAGTGTGTTACTATCAGAGGCATCTATTTGCCAATTTATAGATTCTAAAATAAATCGTAAAGGTTCCATAAATGATTTATTAAATTGTAGTTCATGATCTATAAGACCATGCATATCAAACTCTTTTGGTAGTTTGGCCATAAACGTAATAACATTAGCATTCCACATATTTTTTCTTAAATGTATGTACTTGCCTTTATCACCTTCATAAAATTGTTGAAATTTATGTGATACTTTTTTTGTTTTAAGTAAATGATTATATAGTAATGCACCTTTAACATGCATAGGTGTACCTTTTTTGTAAATAGATGTTGCATCAAAATACTTTGTAACACCATTTACACTACGAGGAAATGCTATTTCTTCAGGTTGCAATAATTCGAACTCACGCCTAAAGTTTTGTATAAAGTCTTTCATCGCTTTCTTATCACCTGACATTATAACCTTAAAGGATTCTCTTAACTTTTCTCTACATGGTAATGGTGTTGATGTTTTAACTGCTTCTATACCCATAATCTTTAGTTTAGGTTCTGGATATTGTACACCTTCTGAATTATGAACATTTAAAATATATCTTTTCTTTGCTGTCCATATACCTTTGTCAGCAATAACTTCTCTTTTCATAACCATTTTATTTTGATAAACATTCATATAAGAACCAAGTTCATCATAACACTTTGCAATATATGGCTCTAGTTTTTCTGAACAAAACTTATCTAATGCTTTTACTATTTTATTTTTATCAGTTGCACCAGTCATTTCTACAAGAGGTGCCATATTGATATAAACGGAATCTGTATCACTTGCAATAATATAATCTTTTTCAGTTTTGTATAGTCTATTGAAATATTGATTTAGTTTTTTCTCAATCCATTTAATATTTAATTGACCTGACATTGTAATCGCCTCTGCTTGTCTGTGATCGTAATATCTAAAGTACTTGTTACCAATCGCACCA